ACTTACCTAACCCCGTAGCAAAAGATTTAAGAGCACGCAGTCCTTGACCATCATAAGAAGCTACACGAACAGTTTGTGGGATAGAGAACAACTGACCTAATATAGCAAAGGCAAACTTAGGAACCATCTTGGTAAGATAGAACAGAGTAGTAAGACCAGATTGAGTAGAAGCCCCAATGCTAGTATCACTCTTGTACTCTTTACCTATAATCTTTTCCACAATGAATTGTGCTGCTTGATTGACAGCATGATTCATAACATCCGTAGTAGGTTTCAACAAGTCTCTGTTCCTACCAAGAGCATTGTTGTAGAGTTGTTGAATAGCATCATGGCCTATAGGGTCACGGGCTTTCAAAGATAGATCATTGATGAAAGGATCAACATCTGTCTTGATGATAAGAGACTTGATGTTATTCTGGAAGTCTGCCATACCTGCTTGAATACCATTCTTAAATGAATGGCCGAGTTCTTCCGGAGTCATGAACATCTCAGACCCTTTATAACCCTCTACGTTAGTACGGAACTCTTGGTGCTTACCCATCTTACCACCACGGGCTTGCATCTTTTCTAACAAATCCCCACGAGTATCCTGCAACATCTTTGGATCTACTTCACCCTTACGAGCAAGAGCATCAATGAAGATGTCAATCATCTGAGCATTAGTTTCAGGACGCATTGTTTCTTTAGTAAGAACATCAGAGATTTGAATATATTTTACATCACCAAACTTCTGGATAAATCTCTCTGCTGCTAGGCGAGTATCAAAATATTGTACATGAGCAAGAGTTTCCCCATACCCAACCTCAACATGGAACTCCCCTTGACGAGCAGCAGAATAATAACCCTTCACCTTATCAGTGATGTGCTTCTTACCGAGTTTGTTCTGTTCATTAACTTGCCACTTCCATTTGTCTTCTTCTAGTTTAGCAATGGCCTTATACAAGGTAACTTGTTTGTCAGAAAGATGAGAGCCATTCTGAGCAAGGTTATCCTCATAATCGAGTTTACGGAATCCCTCTACGAATAGATTATGTACAACGTACATGTCCATATTAGAAGCATTCTTTAACTGCATGTAAGCAGACTCCTCTCCTTTAATCTTGGAGAAGGTATCAATGAGTTTAATCTTTTCAGCACCATACTGATTACCAAACATAATAATATTATGAATGTAGTCTGCTCTATCACTAGCTCTACGGATGTACGTATGTACTTGCTGGACAGCAGGGTGCTCTCTAAAGAACTGAGCAATGTTGTTAGATGCAAACACTTTCAAACCTGTTTGCTTAACTCCATTAACAGCAGCATCTAGAGCACGGATACCTACATCTTGTACAGAGTCAAAGGTCTTAGATTCTTTCGCCTCTTTGTTCATCTTATGGAAGACACTGGTAGGTGTATTCCTAGCTTCTTCTATAAGACCAATACCATTCTCCATTACATCATCGAGAGCAGTACGTGTGGTACTATCAAAAGCTTTAAGACCCGCCTTAACAAAATCTTTGAATTGATTCCAAAGACTGTCTGCTTTGTGAGTGTATTGAGACATACTGTCAATACCCTTCAGTAGTTTCTGAAAGGAAGGGCTAGAGAATGCCTCTGCTACAAACTCCTCTACTGTTTTAAAGCCGTAATAAGGTTTCCCTGTTCTAGGATTAATCTCATTACCATGAGACTCTTTAAAGGTTTCGTATAAGAGATTTAATCCTTTAGCAAACTTACTATCAGTCTTGAGGAGATGAACAGTAGCAGCATGAACAGCCTCATGTAAAAGAACTGTTACAGAGTTTGAATGATTTAAATCATCAAACATCCTAATAACATTACCTTGCTTATGATATCTACCAGAGACAAGCCCACCAGAATCCCCAGGAACTTTAATATCCGAGAATAGGATACGAGTTTCTTTCAACCAAGGAAGACGATCTAATAGTGCAAAGAGAGTTCTTGTCCCTGCTCCACCAAAGCCAGCATCCGTGATCTTTTTAACGGCATCAGAGAACGTAGTGAAGTGACCAATAGTATCCCTCAAGACTTCCCTAGTGGGATTCTCTTTAGTGGATACTTTGTCTCTTACTCCTATTGTCTCAGCAACAGAGGGTTCCGCGATAGAGTTGTGAGTTTTCCCATCACTCCATTTACCCTCACCATCAATCTTTCCACCAAATCTTTCCTTTAGATAGTTAGCAGCTTCATATCTTAAACCCTCAATTTTAGAATATTTATTTAAAAGTTCTAAGTGTTCTTTTGGAAGTTCTAATAGATAATTATTTAGAGTTGATTTATATCTCCAAGAATCCATAGATTCTTGAAGAAGAGATTTATACGGTTGTGGTTTATCTCCTCTATCTAAAGGAGGTACTTTACTAAGATCAACAGGAGTATCCTCACCCTTCTCCAAGATAGCCTTGTAAGCTTCCACTTCTTTAAGAAGGGATTCTTTTAGAGAACTATACTCAGAACCAGGAACATCCTCTTTACCAAGATTGTTTAATTCAAGTTCATCAATCTTATCTAAGGCTTTCTCAAGACGAGTTTGTACCTTCTCTCTAGACTCTCCGAGAGCTTCTTCTATCTTAGTGACAGCTACCTCTGGGGGAGACACTTTGGGTTCAACCACGGCCTCCGTAGTGGGCTTCCTGCCCTCCATTAGTTTAGCAGATAGTTCTGCAACCTTCTGCTCAACATAGACAGGATCAGCAATCTTATCTGCCCTCTTGGATTCGAGTTCTACTTTATCCTGAACGAGTTTCTTTAATCTATCGTATACGACAGTATGTTCAAACTCCCTTTCAAGAGACATACCACCTTCTAGGGATTCCTTCTCAAACTTTGCAAGTTCCGCATTAGTATCTAGAATAAGCTGATCATTCTTTTCAGAGATCTTCCCAAGAAAATCTCTTTCCCCATCAGAGATATTATTAAGATGTCTCTGCCAAGCAGGATCAACAATGTCAATCTTAGTAGGAAAAACCTCTTTAGGAACAGGAGCACCCTTAAAGTTCTTAGGAAGTTCTCCAACAAAACCATGTGGATGTCCCATCAAGGGTATAAGCACATTGTTTATAATGGGAGATAAGACTTTCTCTACGTTCCTTTCACCTGTCTCTGTGCGAGGAACATACGTAGGAGCAGCCATGCCCTCCACCATTGCGTCCTCAGCAGACATACCAGAACCTTCCAGCTTACGTCTAGCAATGTTCATGGGGCCAGTGACCATTCCAGCTATACCTGTTAATGCTGTTAGACCTGCCTCATGAGCACCAATGTATTCATCTAGTACTTTTTTAGGAAGACTTCTATCATCCGGTTGTTGAACAAGAGGAAGATTGCCATGAATCTGATCAGCAAGAGAAGGAGAAGCACTCTCGGAAAAAAGACCCAAGGGATCTTGATTGCTATCAGAAAACAAACCTAACGGATCGTTTTGTTCCTCTCCTGAAAATAGATCTAGTGGGTCATTGGGATTCATTGTAGTGTAACTCCATATTTAGCTTTATAAGCAGCACGTAATTTATCTTCCGGGGTTCCCGGTGGATACTGAGCTTTCAGTTTTTCCATAGTCATGCCCTCTGGGGGTTTAGGTTTAGCACCAACTGTACCAGAGATAGGAGGAACAGTTTGCTGCATACCCGGAGCAACTTGATTACCATTCATAGTAATACCAAACTGCTGTCCTGTAGCATTCTTACCCATACCGAACTTAGAGTTCATAATCTCATTAAGAAGGGCATCTCTAGTGGTAGGATCAAGATTAGGATCATTAAGTATCAATCTCGTTTTAGCAGCTTCTGCTGTGGTAGGTTCTTTCCCTTGTTGTGCCCTAGCTCGTGCTTCTGCAATGGCAAGGAGAGCAGCGGAATTAGCAGCAGCTTTGGCTGCGGCAGCATCTTGTGCTTGCTTAGCAAGAGCAACTTTCTGACGATATTCCGGAGTATCTATAGCAACACCCATAACACGTTCTCTATCTATATTACTAGCTAGTTGAGTGGGAGGAGCAGACATGTTACTGAATACCGGGGTAGGGGCAGAACCCTCACCACTAATGGGAGCAGGATTACCACGATAACCACCAGCTTCTGTTCTCTGCATTATAGCAATCTCTTGTAAGATTGCCTTCTTACGTTCAGGAGTTGCGTGAGCCAACTCACTTGCCAATAGTTCCGCTTGTGCCTCTCTACCAGCAGTTAAGTTGTTAGCAAAGTTAGAGGAAGTAGGTTGAACAGGTTTGCCATTAGGTTGGAAAGGCATTTCCATTGGACGAGCAGCAACACCCAAATAGGCAGGATCACCTACGTTAGGAATAGCCGGAGTAGCCAGGAAAAAAGCATTCCTACCTGCGCCACTTACACCCAGGTTCGGCATACTGAAACCCTCTGGAATATTAGCATCAGGGGAAGGTTGTTGTTCCGGAGGTTGTGCAGCATTCAAATTAAAGCCAGCTAACAAAGAATTAAGTTTTGCTCCTGCAACATCACCCGGTGCTTGAGCATTAGCAAGATCAATTTTATGTTGAAGAATCGCCATAGCCAACTTACCAGCAGCTTCAGTAGATTGTTGTTGTCCCTTTTCGCCAGCCAATAGTTGAGCAATGAAACTAGGATCATCCATCTTAGCCTGATCCCTCTTAGCACCCCATTGATCGGAGACAAGAGAGGCTCTATTCTTAGCTTCAAGAATAGGGTTGTTTTCAATGGCGTGCTGATTTGCCAAGAACTTCATTATAAGTTCTTGGTCGTTCTGTGCCTGAGCATCCGCTGCATTCTGTCCTTGATATAGAGCACCCAAGGCAAACTCTGGTTTATATCCGGTTTCAATTTGATTCATGGTTTATTTTCCGTTTGCAATGAGTTGCTTCAATGCATTGACCAATTGATCGTTATTATTACTAGCTTGACTTGTATAACCAAGAGCACTGGCAAGAGGAGAAGCATAACCATTAACTCCAGCATTAGCGCCACCCATAAGAGCAGCAGCAATTGACTTACCATCTGGAGATTGCTGTGATCCACCTGCATGTAGCATTTGATCTAGGTATGACTGAGCAATCTTAGCTTGTGCTGCCATAACCCCAGGTTGTGAGGAAATCATATTACTTCTACGACCCGCAGCGGCATCCCTAATGTTTTGCTCACGTTGTACATTATCAATCTGTGCCTTAACCATAGGATTAGAGTAAGGATCAATCACTGCTTGCCTTGCTTGTTGTTGATAGAATGGCCGCTCTGTAGCAAAAGGATCCAGAGAGGGATTCTTAGCAATTTGATTGTATGCTTGCTGTTTCTTTTTGTTCTGTGCGCCTTCCATCAAACCTGCAAGCAACTTCCCACCACCTCCAAATAATTGAGAGAGAATAGAAGTCATTCCACTATTTTGAGATTGTTGTGGAACTTGTGGCAGAGCTTGTGTTCCTGCACCAGACAATAGATTCTGATACCACTCTGGTTGTGCTTGAAGATTGAAGCTCTGATTTTGGGTAATGCCTACATTATCCTGCCAATCTGTTTGATATGGATCATATTGACTTTGATCCATATTGGATGTTTGACCATACCCATAAGTATTAGGTTCATTGTATTGCGCACTTGTATCATTTGTTTGATAGTCTTCTGAGATACTATCTGCGGCTGGATAATCCGATTCCCACGGAGTATAATCACCATCTTCATATGCCATGTTATTTCCTTTATTAATTCGCTGCCATTATAACCCAGGATGTTCCATCACTGGTTAGTGTTGCCCATTTTCCAGCCGTAGCTGCAAGTATTGCTGTTCCGGCTGCTCCACCTACTAATGGAACTACATCAGAAGAAGCAGATATCACAGTGTTAGCTGTAATAGTTTTTACATTTAATGTCCTACCTGTGTATGAAGCAGCCGAGGGAAGAGTTAATGTGCAAACACCAGCATAATTAACTATAATTGTTATTTGATTTGTAATTGTTTGTGTTGAGGCTGTTACAGTTAATACACTATTATTTACTTTCTCATATTGAGCTAAGGTAAGATGATACATTTCTCCTGTACCACCACCCTGTAATCCTTGTAGATTATTGTGATCTCGTAGAGCAATGTCTGTTATATTAGAACCAGCAAAGTTAATGATGTACCAAGGAACAGAACCAGAAGTGGAAACATAATTACGTAGTTGTCTGTACCATTCTAGCCAAGTAAAACTTCCAGGTTTGTCATTTACAGGAGGAGGAGGAAGAGCACCAACAGGCATTAATGTACTCCTTCTGTATAAACAACCTCAAGAGATTCCAAACGTAGAGGGTAATTAGCAGCTTGTTTAAAATTAAAAGCCCTTCGTCTAAAACAACCGAGTTGAGTTTGTTTAGGAAGACTATCATCTAGAGCAACATTAATTGTAGCACTCCACGTCTGATAATCATTATCTGACCATCTCATGTCAATGTTATTCCCAGGCTCTCTGTCACCAACAAGAGTGGCATAGGACATGAACTTATAATTATAAGTATCCATATCATATTTAACTGTAGTAAAGTCTACTAGGATATTACCATCATCATCGTCAATATAATATTCTGGGTCTAGTTTATAAACATTACCGTCAGAGATATCCTGAAGATATCCAACACCTGTTCCCAAATCTGCATGGTGATTGCAATTAAAAGCCACATGATTTCCACCATCATTGGAAGACCACTCATGCCATAGCTTTTCATCTAAATCATATACAAGAGTTCTATCTAATCCTTTAAGATTGATTACAAAGAATTGATGTCCATTCACCCTACACCCAAAACCATCACATAAAAGAGGTTGTGTTTCTTTGTCTAAGATTCTATCAATATATTCATCACTAACACGCTTAGGTTGAAAACCTTCGACTTGCCATACAGTTCTACCACCGGATTCTGATTGTCCTACAAAAGAACATGTGCGCTCATTCTGATATATAGCATAAGGAAAAGCAACACCTTGCTGAATAACAGTGGAATCATTTCTAGACAGAGGGCTACCATTTACGTTAGCAGCATCGTAGAAAAACTCTACTGAGTTATCTCCTAACACCATAACCTGATTGTTCTGTCTAGCAAGTGCTCTAATAGTATCAGGAAACATTTCAGCAGATAGGAAGTTACTTGAATCCCAATGATCTGGCTCATCTAGAACACAGTTATACACATCACTATTATACGGAAGAAGAACATACCCATCTATAATTGTAGGAGTAGGTACATGAGGAGTGGGAAACTGATTCAAGTATGCCGTTGCAGCGGCCGCAGAGCCACCACCAGACGGAAAAGAAACCGTAGGGGCAGAGGAGTATCCACTGCCATAATTAGAGATCGTGATGGATGTTACAGCACTACCTGTGACGGTGTATGTTCCTGCTGCTCCTGCTCCGCCACCACCAGCAAAACCTAGTGCATATGTACCTGGAGTATAACCTGTACCACCATTAGTAATTGAGATAGAACGCAAAGCAGTATTACTAATAGTAGTAACAACATCACTTGTATTAATTACCCAACCACCAATACCATCACATATGAATAAGTAGTCTCCATATGTAGAGGAATTACCAACAACAAATCCACAAGGGCCAGTTGAGTTATTTAATGTAACTAAAATAGAAGGAACTGTCCCATCTTTCCACACCTTATTACCGATAACAAGATAGATAGCATTATTAAAATAGACAATGCCCCTACCCTCACCAGCAGTGAAAGATTTGTACAAGTTTAAACCAGGTCTTTTATTCAAATAGATTCTTGTACTATCTATAGCAGCTACCTTCTGAGTCTCTGGATAAATATTAATAAATCTTTGATCTTTTAATCCAGAGGAACTCCTATTGGTAAGGTTTCCTATAAGAGGAAGACGAAGGTTCTTAACTTGTTTCTTAGATTGTTGTTGTTGCGGCATTTTATGCTACCTTTCGTTTTCTACTTAATGTTTGTGCAAGAGATATGGCATTATTAGCTAGGGCGTTCTTCTCTTGTGTGTTTCCAGATAACAAATCAGTAGAATTTAACAAAGAGGATAGACCAGTATTTGCACCTCCAAACAGGGCACTCTTAACACTGTCTTGTAAAGAACCTCCAGAGAGTGCGGCATTAAAGGCAGGTCTACTCATAGAAGAGACATACCTATTAACATCACTATTAAATAGACCACCTAATCCACTAGAGAGTGCACTAGATAGTCCAGAAGTAATACCTTTCTTGATATCCCCACCACTTGTAATAGTAGATTTAATCCCACTCTCAAGTGCATTATTTCCTAGCTTACCAATATCAAATCCAGAACCATACACACCACCATTGCCAAATAAACCACCAGAACCAATTGCACCAGAGGCAACTCCTATAGCACCTGCCCCACCCGGAACTAAACTCATAGCAGGAAGAGTATTAGCAATACCTGATCCCACCCAAGGAGCAACACTCATACCACCTTGTGCTCCCAAAGAACCTAATGTTCCTAGCTCTCCTAATCCAGTAGTTGCAGCCCCACTGCCAGCAAACAAACCACCTAGACCTGCACCTCCTAATGCAGAGGCAGCCGCCATCAAGAACATACCAGCAGGGCTTGCCAAGAAGCCGCCAATGCCGTGTTGTTGTGGAGCTTTCTTTAGATATTGATAACCACCATAACCTCTTGTTGGGGAGTACGTCACCCAATCCATCCCCATGCCTTTATAGGCACCTTCTGGATGGGCTTTTGTCCAGACACCAGCACCCTCTTCCGGGGTAGCATCATTCTTTCCATGACCAGAACCAACACTATTATACCCAGGAATATAGTTCCATCCTTGAGATTTTAAGTATTCTTGAGCCTTGGGATTATCAGGAATAAATCCTTTACTTCTATAAGCTTTCGATTCCTCATTGATTCTTTTGTACGCATCTTCTTTACTAAGATCTCTGGTATCTGCCCCTGCGCCATTTAGCATTGAACGACCAAAGGCATCTTGCATGATACTAGAAGAGGGAGCATTGGCACCATTTAGCATTGAACTATTGGAGGCATCTTGCACGATCGGCGACGGAACTGAGCTGGCTGGCGATCTTTTTCGGTCAACATCCCAATAATAATCTGCCCATTGTTGGGGAGCATTCCAAGATGGTTGAGATGCAATATTAGGTTGCGTTCCTACAGTAGAAAGAGTTTGATCTAAACTTGTTGGTTGTACTCCACCACTCTGATATAGACCAGGATTCTCAAGTCCTTTTCTAATAGCATTATTACGATTTCTTTTATCCCCTGCCCCTGCCTCTTGTACAGCATTATTGACAAGTTCTAAATTAGAATAAATATCTGCCATTAGTAGTCTCTACGATCAACAGAAAAGAACAGCGAGCCTTCCTCAGTACCAAAAGATAACGCTGTATTCTTAATAGTCATATACTCTTGTAGAAGAAGCCTACGAGATTCTGCATCAATGCCATACTCAGAAGCAAGGCGAGTAGCCAAACCATACTTCAAAGTTTCTAACCATTCTTGTGGAAAGTCAGACGTATCTCCCGCGATGAGATAATCTTCAAAAGGCCGTTGATAAGTGATGTAAATCTGATTGTTAGCAGCTTCTGTAGTAGAAGGAACAGGGAATACATTCAACTCACCATAACTAAGTTTAGGTTGATAGTAAAGTTGAATAGGGTTGCCAGATGAAGTTTTGTTCCCAAGCATACTATACTCTTGTCGAGTTAATATACGCATAGGGATATCCACATTACTAACCAAATCTCTATTCCAAGCTTGAATAACTTTCAAAGGTTTCGGAATATTAACTGTCTTACCAATACCAATTTGATAGAGAGACGTCCCTGCTGTAAGAGGAACCGCATAATTAACTATACCCCACAAGGGCATACCTTCTGCCTCCAAAGCCTTCACCATAAGATTAAGAGCTTCAGAAGCTTCGGTTATTTGCCCTGCATCTGGGGTTTGTCCTGTAGATAGAACACCAAGAATTCTAAGTGCTCCACCGATAATCTGATCTCGTGTTACGTCGAACACTGTAGAATTGCTCGTAGTCATTATTTAACATGATCCTTAATAAATAAGATTGCCCCACCAACAATGGTGCCTATACCTGCCAACCATTTAATGAAATTAAGGACACCATTTGCTTGTGACCACAAATCCATTAAGATTTTCATATCCGCAGACAAATCATTAACTTGTTTCTGAAGAGCTTCTAGTTGCTTGGTCATACTCAAATCACGAAGTGTCTCTACTTCAATGTGCTGCTCTATTTCTGTTTTTAGTTCTGTTACTTTTGCATCATCACTTCTAGTATGATCCATTTACCTAACCTTATTTAATGTAGTTTATCAAGGAGTCCATTCTATTCTTCCAACCTTTTGCAAACTTTCCTTGAGTAGGATCATTCCTAATGATTTGAGTATAAAAAGAAAGACGTAGATTAATATATTTATCTATCACTTCTTTCAATCTTTTACTCACAACCATATTGTGCAAAGAATAAAGACTATCTTTTCCTATAACACCATCCACAGTTACTCCAACACATTGCTGCAACCACTTACTTGCTCTACTTACCCCATGTTGCACAGCAGAATCCATTACAATAAGATCAAGAGGTTGTGGAATATCAGAGCATTTACATTTATCCCAATACTCTTGTTGATATATTATAGATACTTCGTGCATATCAATCTCCTCTATAGATCGTAGAGGAAGCTGACACCTAGTTAGGTAAGTGTTATACGTCTTCTGGGTGATGCCGTAGTTAGTGGCACCCCCTTTATCAAAAGGGTTATTTACATAACCCCCCTCTTGTTTTAGAATGTATTTTAAACACTCTTCTTGTCGAATAGACATAAATATTCCTTGTTATATCACATCAGTAAGCTCGAAGAGATACTGATGTGTTGCAGAGGGGATTAGATTTAACTGCACTCAATCCACGCCGTAACCGGCGTAACTGTCGCGTCCGAGGTCAGTGTCACCCAATCTCCAGAGACGCCCGAAGGGAATTGATACGTCACAAAAGCACCGGCGGCTACTGCCACAGTCGTCAGCGTGTAGATGTCGGAATAATGAACGATCTTGATAGCGACATTGCAAGGGGTGGCCGAGCCGTTGTAAATCTGAATTGATTTCTTGTCGTACCCTCGAATGAGCATAGGGTCGCTGGCCGTTGCGATTGTCGCCTGTTCCTTGTACCAAAAATGTCCAGAACCGATTGGTTTTCTGTCACAAAGCGAATCAACATCAGTGAATTTGATACAACTTTGCGACTGCCCCGCATGAATAAATGCCCCCTGCTGTTCCGTCGTGTTGTTCGTACCATAGACAAGCTGCCCATTCCACACGCAGAAGTCAGTAATCGTATCGACATAACGACCGACAGCCTCGATGTTTGGGTATGTAGTCCCAATCGTACCGGAGTTCTGCACACCAGCCGCCGATGAGTAGCGTTGCCATGAAGCAAGCTGAAACCACGTCCCAAAAGCGTTTGCCATTAACCTGTCGGTCTGTGTCTGCCTGATACGCATCCACTCTTGCGATAGAGCGTAGTCTTGTGAAAAGGTACTTGCGGGAAATCTGTACCTGAAATACGGCGTGCCAAGAGACAAAGACGGCATCAGGAAAAACGGACTACGATGGTCTTTCCCAATGGCGAATACCGCCATTCCCTGGCCACCATCATAGTTCCCGGCGATCTCAATGTGGGACTCGGTATATTTAGAGCTGAATGTCGATCCATCAAACGTGGCGAGTATCCCCGATGTGGCTGGTGATCCCGGCTTAGACTGTACGTTTGAGCAAACAATAAGTCGGCTGTTTGCAAATGGGCTTGTTGCAAGGTCGGCTGTTTTGAAAACAGTAAAGCACGCTTTGAAGTGCGACTCGGTAAGACTTAATTGCGCCGACATATCGAATAGCTGAGTGCCCACATAGGTCGTTAAATCAACTTCGATAAGTAACGCAGGCACCCCTGATGCGTTCCCCATCGTGATGCAGTACGCTTTTGTAGTCGGAGATGTTAGATGCCTTGCCCAGCCAGAAACACGTTTTTGAGCAAGTAGCGCAATCTTGTGAATCGTACCATCAGACTCTATGACGTACTCGCCAAAGCACAACTGATTCGTCTCTTTGTGCACCATTCTCCCGGCATGGCAGGAGTTGTGCGTGTCGAGCAGGGTATTCCCGCCGTTCTGATCAATGTAGCGGAGTTCGCCTCCACGACCGGCGTTGTAGTCGGCAAGGTACGTCATATAATACAGACCGTCATTCCACGGCATTAACGCTCCAACGCCGACCTCACTGCGAACAGCGGCAGTTTTTAACGACATGGCCCCGACACTAAAGCCCTTTTGGTGGACACTAGTAATAATATTACCAGGATTTGCTACAATTGAATTAATAGTTGCAGTCATATTAGTTACTCATTGTTACGGTAACAGCCGTAGCATTAACTGTAACTCGTGCTCGGATATATTTCCACGGAGCATTAGAAACAAAACCATCTGTACCTGCGCCAGCATTGGTAACAGTACCAAGAGTAGTGGCAATAGCATTTACTCCATCATTAGAGACATCAAAAACCACGGTGGCCGCGCCAGTGGAAGTTACTTGAATAGCGATAAGAGGGGCATCCTTATACATCCAAGAGCCAGTGGGAGTACCCGTAGTACCGGCAGGAAGAAGATCTTTAACATACCCACTCTTAATAAAAACATTACTCATAATTAAACCTAACCTTATAAAAAATAGGGGAAGAATCCAGCGATTAGGCCATCATCTTCCCCTATGGAATACTACAAATTAATACTTATTACCTTGTTGCGGAATGTAATAATCAATCCGCAGAATAACCGCACTAGTCAATGTTGCACTTGCCTTCACATAATACAGAGTATCTGCCGAAGCCTGTACACCAAAGTTAGCACCAGCGGTATTACCAATATCCGCAAAACCCACAGTAACCGTTGGAACAGCATTGATAAGCTGAGTACCACCAAGGGTAGTGCCTACGTTGATGGTTTGAGTTGCATTAGACACAGCAGTGTATGTCCAAGCACCACAAACAATTGCATACTTAGGTAGTACAAAAGCTGCAAATCCTACAGCATCCGCCGCAGTAGCTTCCACACGAATGATTTGAGTAGAAATTTTAATACTTGGCGGAGTAGTTACAGTTACATTTTGATTCGGCCTGATAGCCATATATTCTCCTTAAAGAAGGGAAGGTATTTCTACCCTCCCCTATTCATTAAGCCCCGGGTGATCCGTAAATCGCCCTTGGATCCGACCAACCAAACGAGTAACGAGCCGTAGCTTTAAACTTAGCATTCTCAGTGTCGAAATCATTATCCATCTCGAACTGATCACCACGCCGTTCAAAGTACTTCAGACCATCCTGCACATTAGTGAGAATGAACCAAGCATCCGGATCGGTGAGATAATGGTTAGTAACAACTTGATTGAACATACCCTGATCTTTAAGAGCATTCGGGTCATTAAGGTCAGTACCAACTCGACCATCTGCATTCAAGATACGACTAGCTTCGAACTGAAGGGTGTAAGGAATAACCAGTTTCTGAGGTTTGGCAGCGATCAATAGATTCCTATCATCCCGGAAACCAGCAATATCAATAACCGCTTGTTCAAGAGCAGCTTCACTTAGGTCACTATCAACGGCAATACGATTCGAGAACGTACCACCAGAGACAGTGGGGTGAGCAGTAGAGAGCAGTGCAACACCGTCACCACCAAGGAAACTACCAGAGGTAGCATAGTTGTACACGTTAGCGGCAACAATTTCCTTGGTCTGACGCATCGAGCGAGCAAGAGCCTTCGCCTTTTGAGCACCAACCTTGGCATACTGATCATCTTCGTAAATTTCACGAGTGATGATGAAGCCTAGTGCATACACCACATGGTTGTAACGTGAGGTGAAACCTTGACGTTCCGTATCATAAGAGATCGGAGCACCTTCGTTTTTAACAGAAGCAAGACCGAAAGACGACAGACCAACATCCTCTTCATATGCTTTGTCCGAGGTGTTCTTCTCAAACAGTTTGTCCCATTCAACAGGATAGTCGTTGTACGATTTACCGTAGATGGAGTTGAGGCCAGGCCACAGAAGCTTCGCAAAGGAGCTTGAAGTAATAATACCCATATCTTATATCTCCTTATACGCCAACAATGGCATTACCCTGAGCGTGGGTAGTGATTTGCACAAGCACTTTGTTATTAGCCAAAGGTGCTTCATTATCCGGACGCTTAACATAACCAACGACGTGCAACGGACGAGTAGCAGAAGCCGTCGGTGCCGTAGCAGAAACAAACATCGTGGAGTTACCAGTTACCAAAGAGTTACCAGCATAAATCAAAGTACCAACGTCAGCATTTAGACCAATATCTGCAAGAGCGTACGACGCAGTAGATTGGGCTTCAAAGATGAGGTCAGGACTATCAGCAACCAAGACAAACGACTTAGTGGCAGCCGGGGCATATTGCGGGGTATCAAGAGCAATGGAACCCGTGGTCATCTTACCATCAAGAGGATCCAGTTTCGCATTGACAATACCAACAACAGCGCCGAGAATAACACCAGAGGTGTAGTTAGCAGCAGTTTGAGCAGTAGAGAGTGAAGCAACCGTAACCAAACCAGAGGTGGAGGCATTAGTGGAACGAACCACCAAGTCACCAACAAAGATTGGAATAGTCTCACTCACGGACACTTCGTAGATATTGGCTTGCCCATTATAGGGTGCGCCAGAGAAGTGCTTGACGGGTTTAAACCCGAAAACACGTGATACATTAGCCATATTTTATTTCCTTTAAGTTTTCCCGATTAGCAGTTTACCATAATCTGCACCGGAATCTTTTCTCATAGATTGTTCGAGTTCTGCTATCTTCTGCTCTTTGTATGCTTGGTCTTCATCATAGTATTCTTGCTTTTGACGCATCAAGAATCCTTGAACCCCATCACCTACAGAGACTTGGACAGGGGAGCCATCTTTCGATGCCTTACCCACACGACGATCTCCAATTGTAATTGTGCTGTCAGTGACAACTTCGTATCCCTGTTCCTCAAAGGTAGAGACACGATCACCTATATCATTAACGATACGATAGACATACCCAGGTTCTTTACCCTTGACGCCCAATACCGAACGATTGGCTAGTGGAGTCCTGCTGACTCGTGTGGCTTTAGTTACCATTATTTTTCTCCTCGAACATTCTTGAGTTCCGCTATGTATTCTTCCTTAGTCATAATTTTCTGGCGAATAAAGGTATTCATCACTTTGTGCTCTTCATCAGTCATCTCAAACTTCTTAGACGGACTGGAAGCGTTAGTGGATCCTTCTACTGCACCAGGTTTACTACGATTAGGATTAACAAACTTATCTTTAAACTTGGACTTAATTTCATCTGTCACGTATTTTAATACCTCAACTGGATCAAGATCTGGATTCTGCTTTGCATAAACTTCTCCAATCAAATCAGCATGTCGTTTCATTGCTGGTTCTTTAGCATACCATTGATTCTTATCTACCCATGCTGTAAATCGTGGATCTACAACAGGAGGCATAGACTCCTGATATACTTCTCTTGCTTTCTGTTCTGCCTTCAAATCCGTGAGTAGTTCTGTAGTTTCTAAATAAGCATCTGCATCCCCAGATTCTAGATTCTTTTTCTGGGCAGCTTTCAACTCAGCTAGGGCCTTCGAGTATTCTACTCCTTTCAATTTGGAGTGATGTTCTTGTAGCATCTTCAGGGCTTTCTTTGTATCTTTAAGATCTCGACTCATCGTGTCAATCTTACTATACAGTTCCCCACGTTCTACAAATTCTTTAGCATCTCTCCACTTGGATTCGTCTCCTGACCATTCTGATTTAGGACGCCATCCTTGTTCAATGGCTTGTTGTTCAATATCAGAATATTCAGAAGTTTCTTGTTCCTGATCTTCGTTCTCTTGCTCAGGAACTGCTTCTTCACCAATTGTTTTAATGATCTCTTTGTCCATTATACTTCCTCTTTTAAGATTACTAGAATGTCTTCATCATTGACTACCAAATAAATGGTATCATCAATATCTTTAATTTCTTTCCCACTATATCGAGCAATGACAACTTTGTCACCTATCTTAATAGTCGTCTCCCCACCCCCATAATCTGCGAAGGCTGTCTCTCCGATGGATACAACGGTGGCAGTTTCGATGGCCTTGCGTTCCTTTTGAAGTAGTTCTTTTGGAATCACAATGCCGGATGCTGTCGTCTCTTCCACTGCGTCTGGTTTTAGGAGGATGCGATGTAAAATTGGTTTTATAGACAATGGGAGTTCCTCTTGGAAATATTAAGCTTTGCTGGAATAACAGCAAAGTTAGACCAGATATGTAAACCAGAAACTAATTTACCCTTTAATGGGACAATGTGATCTACATGCCATTTACCACCACAAAGATCTTCCCGCAGTTTTGCTAGTTTTCTTGCCTCTGAAAAAACAAAACTAGTAAATTCTTTATCATAATAAGCACGCTTAGATCGAGTTCTATAGGCAGCATTGGCATTGTAGATATAATCTTTGTTCCGATCTCTCCAAGATTTATGGGCCTCTTTAAGTGCGTCTGAATGTAGTTCTCTGCGGGTTGCATTCCAACGTTTTACATCAGCTTTATATTTTTCTGGATCAGATTCTTTTGTAAGTTTCTTTTGTAGAAGCACCAAATCTCGATTAGCTATTCTCCACTTCCGTGCTGCTTGCCTTAATTGTTCTCTCCGTTTCTCTGAGATTGGAATAATCATCTTTACTTACCATCCAAATCTTCTACCGATGCTTCCAAGATGTCTCGTTGTCCTGCAATGAAACCTCGGAACCAACTATCTGAGATACTATCTAGACCAGCAGAACCGGCTAGGTTTTCTTTTGCCTCTTCAATCCGTTCTTGGACAGAGTAAAAGAATGCTTGAGTTACTGGATCTAACTTCCAATTAGAAAAATCACTATGGGAAATCACCGACATTTATTTCTTCTCCTTTGAGGGTTTTAGTTTTGCTTGTTGTTGTGCTATTTGCATCTTCTGCTGTGCTTGGGCTGCTGTAGTCATCATATTAACTTGAGCCTTTTGAGCACTTTGTTGTAGTGCTGCTGCGTGTGTTTCTTGTGCCAACTTAGCACTAAGGATAGCTTCAATTTGCTTTCCTTGTATTGCTACTTCTGCGAGTTGCCTCTTTTCCGCAATCTTTTGTTCGGAAGCTGCCTTCTCTAGTTGCAGTTTTGCTGCCCCTACTTGCATTGCCATTTGAGCCTTTTGAGTCTCAAGTTGCATTTTCGTTTTCATTTCCTCTTGTTTAGGATCAGGCGGAGGAGGAGAGGGTTGCTTCATGTACTTCTCAGGTTGCGGAATCTCGTGTGCTTCCATGTACAATTGAGTCACTGCCATTGGATCTAGCGTACCTAACTGTAAAATCTGCATTAATGCTGTTACTTTTGCCTGTTTCTCTTGACTAGATACAGCAGTGGGATCTGCACCAGGGATAATGTCATCCTCAGAGCCATTGTAATCCGACTGTTCTACCTTTACATCAATAACTGAAATGTACTCTTCAGGATTGAGGTACTTTTGGTTTAGTTTGTAGATCTTTCGGAACTCTTTTGTAAGAGAGCGATAGACTCGTTTATAAACCGCAGTGAATACCTTCATCCCTTGCTCAATGGTAGCCATTGTAGTGGTAGCAGGGGTATTTTGACCCGGCATCTTACCTACAAAGATCTCTGCCACTGATGCAAGCTCTTTTCCTGACTTCAAAAGAAGGTCAAGTAGTGAAAATAACACCTGACTGGGATCTCTTACCGGAAGAGCGAACACTTGCTTTTTAATATCATCTCCGGTAGCATTAACTACCTTCCATTCACCAGGTTGGAAACGGGATTCTCCCATTTTCATCCTTAAACCCTTACCGATAAACCCAGTTTGTAAGTTACTGAGGGATCCAGCATCAACCAACTGATTAATAATAGTATTAGCACTATCATTAATAGGGCCAAGTAGTCTACCAAATCCGATATCGTAGAAACCCCCATCCGGATTAGGAATGAAACTATACTTTGTGTAATATTGTTCCGCTTCAATTGATACTACCTTCTCATCCTCATCCAAATAAACAGAGTCAGCAATAAATCGAGGAACAATTCGTAACACTTCCCTACTATTCTCATCTACAGTAACAATATAAGGTTCTGTATAACCGTCACCATCCAAATCTAGATAAGTATGTTGCTCCAAGATGGTGTAAGGTGTTGTATCATCCTCAGTAGTTTCCTTTTGAACGGAATCTTTAGTTACACTAGGCTTAAAAGAGGAGGAAGCAGTAGGATCCCCCAACTTACAGTCCAAAAATATCTCACGATTAATACGTTCTTTTACTTGACGCTTCGTTAGAAACAAAACTTCTGTTATTCTTTCTGCTTCTTCTAATGATCTTGTGTTGTAATTAACAACAAGATACTTAGGAAGAACCAATTTAGAGCAATTAACCTGCCTTGCTGAGTCCCAATAAGTCTTTTTAAAGCAAGTTCCTACAATAGGAAGAGTAAGTAGCAGTCTATCCATATCCTCTTCCCAATCTTGCATTTGATTGAGTACCTGATAGGACATATGATCAGAGATTCTCTCTGCTCTATTGGACTTTTCCCCTGTTTCATCAAAACCAACGACTTGGCATTTAACTACTTTGCCATTAGAGGGTACTAAAGTGGGATAAGAACGGGCAGCGAACTGCATTGCAGCAGTTGCCAACAGTGGAAATTTGATGTTAGCAGCGCCCGGCCAAGGATAGGTCTTTGGCTCACTAATTTGTAGAGCAAGTTGTGTCCATTTTTCAAGATCTTTCTCCCAAGGCTCTCGCGTAGTGAGATCATTTAAATAGCCCTCTACAGCTTGATTACCAATTGTAATTAGGTCATCTTCTGAAAGTTTAGTGGCAACATTAGGAAGATCAATGATATCCTCAAGTTTGAGGGGATCTTTATATTCTTGATCTGTTCCCTCAAACCCTTCATCAGTAGCCAGTCGTTTCTGATCTGCCTTGCTCATTTAAGCCACTTTCTTTTTGTTCTTGTTCATACTCTTCATCTTCAATTTCTTCCTTGGTTGGGGCATCAACTAGCCGATCTATCATTAAACCTAAGTAAGCAATTCCATCTACTTGGTCATCATGTTTATCTCGTGGAAAGCGCATCAGTTCATCTTCCAATGTTTGATACCAGTCCGCAGATTTATCAAACTTAACTGCTCCTGCGCGCATCCGAGCTTGTATAGATCTAGCTCTTGTTTGTTTGTCTGCCCTGTGTGGCTTCAGAGGAATGATATTAATGAACACATTCTGTTCTATCATTACTCTGTTTAAGAAAGGGCCAATTGCTTTTGTAATTTGTGTGTCTTCTATCCCGAAGGCTAGAGGATCATACACCCGTTGTAGAGCAAGCATTGTATCTACAATCTGAAGACCATCCATTCGATCTCGAACAACATTCTTGATGTGAAGGATACCATCTTCATCCATTCCTCCTACTACGAGTACTGTGTAGTCTGCCCTCTCTTTTTCTGAAATAGCAAAGTCACCAGCAATGTAATAGTTTAGTTTCTTCTTCGTATCTTCTTCTCGAATAGACGAAAAGTCAGCTTTCTTGAAGAAGGTATTTGACTCATCAATTGGGACATTAAGGTATTCTTGAGAATAGACATCAGCCAATCCTCTATCTATGTAGTCCTGACGAATCTGTTTAAACTCTTCTGCTGTCCGGCGTTGCGGCCACAAAATCTCAGAGTATGTGGAGTTGTGTGCCTTGTACTTAATTGCTTTCCATTGACTAGAAGATCGAGTAGAGTATGTTCTGAGTTCCTCATGAACAGTCATCTTATCGTTCTCTTTAGGCATTAAGCCCTCTAAGAAAGAGTCCATATGTAAGACCGTGCCTACAATACGGAAGATGCCGTTCTGCGATCTACAGGGGAGAAGTGCGCCATAGACCCATCGCTTAAACTTCTCACGACGTTCTTTGTTCATCACAACTTCATCATTTTCAATATCATCACATACGATGAGATCGGGTCTAGCTCCGTTCCAGAGCATCCCCCGTAGTTTTTGTTCACTACCTTTAGCAATGATTCTAAACTTAACACCATCTACAAATTCTACGATGATGTCTGTTTCAGAGTCCTTGATAAATTTAACATTACCTTCATCATTCTTCTTGATACCAAAGAGTTCAATGATATCTTGGTTGTCCTGCAACTCTTGTTTAATCTGTCCCAAGAACATAGCAGCCTGTGCTTCTGTATCAGATACTAGAAGAACAAACCTACGTTCTCTAAACAGAACACAAGCAAGTACATAACTAAGAGAAATGCTGGTACTTTTTGCATGGCCACGTGGCGCAGCAAGAGCAACAAATCTATTATTTGATGTACAAAGATCCCACATCTCTTCATGAAAAGCAGGTATTTGGGAGGCATCATCAAATCTCTTTATTAGACAAGATCCCACAAATCCCTTAATTGTATTAGCAGTAAGTTTAACTTGTGGGGCTTTTGACATTATTTTTTCTTCTCTCTTGAGGAAGTTTCACTTTTCATACTACCATTTTTATTTCTTGCAAACGATCTATTCTGACCTGGGTTTTGAATAAACAAATTAGCCAGTCCATTCTTGCCACCACGACTTACAGCTTTCTTATGACCCACATCACCTTTAATAGCAGTAGGTTTCTTACCAACCTTTTTAGCCACTTCTGCCCTCGCTGCGTTTCGTTGCGCTCTATCTTTCACACGATTCTTTTTCTTGGTGTGTTCCCAAGCCAACTCGCGCTTGTAGTCCCGCTTTCCATTAGTAGTAAAAGGCATTATACTCTATCCTATCTGAGTTGAGTAAGTGTGGTTTCATTTGTACAATTTGTATAAAAGTTACCCAAATCATCACAATGTGCTACAGAACTAGAGACAATTCCATGTGACCAAGTATCAAATAAATTTCCAGCAGCACTAACAACAGATTGCCCTCCTACCCAAAGACCAAAACTTTTATTTAATAGTGTTGGTTGTTTAAGTACGTTTCCGAATACCACAGCATCTTGTGCTAAATCTGTAACAGATATTCCAACTGTTTCTCCTAGACCCGTACCAGCAACATTTTGAACTAAATTATATAAAATCTTTGGAGTTCCTTGTGTTGTCATTCCAGATACTTCAATTCCCATACAATAGGCATGAGGAGTCCAAGTGGCACCAAAAATATTCCGTACTTTATTGCCTTGAATGATTGCCTCATCTCCTGTAATACGAATTCCACGGAAGAGGGCATCAAGGATAGAGACATCTTTTATTAACGGACTATAACTATTTTCTGCTCTTATACCAAAAGCAAATCCTCTAATACTCCCTCCCTCTCCTAGAATACTTAATGCTGCCGATCCGTTAGCAACTACACCACAATTTGTATTTCCTGTGTTTCCCGAACCTGTTATTCGAGATCTTAAATGGAGTGTAACGTAATGAATTCCAGGATTAATAATAATACAATCCAGAGACGGATTTAATTGAGTTAAATCTCTATCAATTATATAATCTCCGGGAGAATCAATAATTGCTTGTGATGTTCCTAGATATGTAATACCCATTATGGAATCTCTGCTTGTAGATTAATAGTTGATGAAAAAGATCCGGCTGCTGTGGCATTTGCCCTGCGACGTTCGTAAACTGTTTTTGTACCATATATACCGATAGTTCCCACAGCAGCAGGAAAACTTGTTGCCAAGGTATTAGTAGAAGAGGATGTATTAGGGGTAGCTCGCATTTCAATTAGTCCGTAAGCAACAGCAGAATAATCTTGAGAATTCGTTACAGGTTGTTCTAAATATGTATATACCGTTTGATAATATGCTTGACATAATTCATATTCAGACTCATACAAACGATTCTCAAAGTTTGTTGCAATACTTCCAGATTCTAATTGCACTCTCCCTACAGTGAATGTTCCGGAGGTTTGAGCATCAACTGTAAATAAAATTTCAATCCCTGTGACCGCAGCAGAGGGTACTGTGAAAGTAGTGTTGTATCTAGTTACAGTGGAATTAACAGTAAAGTTACCAGTGGCAATTTGAGTCTTAGTAGGCATGCCTATAGTACCAAAAGCATCGGTAGTTTTTGCATAACTCACTGTCCATGTAACAGTAGTTAACAAACTATTTGCTAGATCGACAGATAAAGTAGCAGAACCTCCTGCTAAATCGTAACTATTTTTTGCAGCAATACGTTGTCCCAAACCTATTGCAGTAACAGAGGCTGCCCCCGTAATTTGTAGTCTCTTAGATGTAGCATCGTCACCATTAACTTGTGATAAACTTGTATTTGCTCCAGTACAATAAGAGAAAAATCTATCCCCTGCGCCATAACCTGTTGTAGCTGTTGGGACAGTAGTACCGGCAGTAATAGTACCGGAGGTAGTTCTCTGAGATACTAGCATAGCCCCATTAATTATACGATTTTTTCCAGTAAACGGGGTAAGGGCAGTAGTAATAAAAGCCGTAGTTGCAATAGAAGTATCATTATCTCCTACGGTAGGAGTGGGAGCAGTGGGGTTACCCGTGAAGGTGGGGGAAACTAAATTAGCTTTTTCTGTATCTAATTCATTAATGGCAGCTTGCACAGTAACTGCTGAAATTCCTCCTGCGGGAGTATTAGCAATGTTAGTTCCTGGAGTACCCGCTTCCAATTTATCTGTATTCAGATTATTGAAATTGGCATCCATCTCAGTGTAAGTTAGTGCCGTACCTTTTACTGCTCTCGTTACAATAGTTGACATTTATAAAACTTCCAAAATATATTGTTGTCCCAAGTGGGGATTAGGTGCATAGATATAACCATCATCCACATAACGAAGTGTATTAGGAACAGTAGTAAAAACCAAAGTGGGAATTGGACGGCTTTCTGGAACTGTAATTTTGTCCTGACGAGTACGTACAAAATCCTGTGGATGTCTCATCTCAAAACAATTAGGACATACTAAAAAACCTGTCCATTCTTTTTTAATAATACCGGCTTTTACCTTCTTACTACAACGGTCGCACGTGACATTCCACTCACCAGATTTATAATAATTACTCATTAGAATCCTTTAGATATTGAATGGCGTTCTCAAAATACTCAATATTATCCTCTAAATTCCCTAAAGCTAAATTACAACTGGCACATAACAAACCACGTACTTTTCCGGTAGCGTGACAATGATCTACATTTAGAGGTCGGATGTCTCCACCTTTTCCTAAAAGTCTTTCAGGGCGTTGGCAAATACAACAAACACCCGATTGAGATTCCAAGAGATCTACATATTCTTTGTAAGTGATTCCATACTTTTTCTCTAAATTCTGCTCTCGACGAAATTGTTTTCGCTTCTCGTCCGTCTTTTTTCTAATCTCTTTAATTGCCTCTGGATTGTTTAATCTCCAAGTTTTTGTAGCCGAATTTAATTGGGCCTTTCTTTTTGGAGAGGCAGTTGCATACTCGGATTTGAAATTCCTCTCCATATATATTTCCCTTACGAAAGGTTCTTTAGTTTGTACAAAACCTTCATATAGACATGTTGAAGTTCTTGGAGGATATTGTCCAGAGCAGCAATATCATTAGTAATTTCTACACTGTTGTTATTAATCCAAGTAAGTTCATCAGACAGATGTTTGATGATGTCTTTTGGACATTTACCTCCATCCAATTCCTCTAGTTCAATTAAACCATAGAGTCCTTGGTAGGACTCCACCAAGCTATCAATAGCGTCTACAACGTCGTTATAGAACTCATCTAGCGCCATATGTACAGCGTAGGAATGAGTGTGCCAATGAGAGAGATGAGTAAGTCCCCGTGTGAGGAAAACTTTATTGACTAGTTGTTCTATCATCTATTTGCACTTCTTCGTTGTTTTCTTCGATTTGCACTTCTTCATCATTAACCTCGTCGTAGTCACCGTCAATATACTCATCAATTATCTTTTCAGGTGCAACCTTCTCTCCAGCAAACTTAGCAAATTGTTCTGCTAGTTGTAAGAGTCTTTCAGATTGATTCAAATCTGAAGTCTTAATGGAAGTGGGTTGCTTACGAATGAGTTGTCGTTTGTCAAACAAACCGGAAGCAACTCTTTCCAAATCCCTAACCTTCAGTGGTATCTTTACAATTTTCCCTGTCTTCTGGTCATACTGATAATCTCCTTGTTCAATACGATCTACAATGAGATCCAGAGCCTTATCAATAACCTTCGACATTTTATTGTCTGTTCTTTGTCCTTCTCCCGATTGAATATCTTCAATCGTTTCTTTCCACCAATCACTATAATACTTCCATTTCTTACAAGTGATGTAAGGAACATTGCAAAGACGACTAGCCTCGGACAGATTTCCCAAAGCCAAATAGGTGGTTAGTACCTCTAGTTGTTTCTTTTTTGTCCAATGCCCCAACTCGTGAGGTTTAGTCTTCTTATTTTTTACATAGACCAGGTGGCCCAAAGCAGTCTCCTTAGACAAAAATTCTATCATAAATTCAATTGCGCGTATTTTACAGATCCAGATAGAAAAGTCAATTACATTACCACAACATTATAAAATAAGCTAGGTATTATGCAAATAGTTCTTGACATTTGTTTAAAAGTATGCTAGACTTCTGGTTTTAGAAAGGAGTAGTAAAATGACAGAAGAAGAAATAGAAATGTTGCGAGGATCTTGTGGAATGTATCCCAGAATAGGACAACGGGAGATATACATGAAATATCTTTATGAGTCAGGAATGACTCTACAAGGTATTGGTGAGTTGTTTGGAGTTACTAGAGAACGTATTAGACAAATAATGTCTAACCGATTTAACACCTCTCGGAGAAACAAACCAGAGAAAAATTTAATCCCTCCTCCTACCTACAAAGAAAAAATCAGAACTAAGCTGTTACAAAACATGCGAGTCAAGTCTGATACAGATTGCTGGGAATGGACACGCGGAAAGATTCCTACTGGTTATGGTACTATGTCGTACGGAGGAATAAAACAATACGCCCATCGTGTTGCTTACGAAATCTTTACAGGAGAAAAATTAAAAAATTCTGGTAGAAATACAGCGGAAACTATCTGTGTTTTGCATCGTTGTCACAATCCTGCTTGTATCAATCCAGAACATCTTTATTTAGGAGACCAACGAAGAAATGCTTATGATAGAGCACATCCCCTAGAAAATTTAATTTATATAGGGTAATGTGATTGTAATTTGTTTTTAGATCTGCTAGACTTTTACTTGTTCTTTGGAGGAGTGTATATTGTGTGCTCTCCTCCCCCAATTTTCTTTTTGTTTTTTTCTTTTTTCCTGCGAGGGGACACCCTCTCTCTTTTATATTAGGGATGACAGGTAAGCTCAACTACAGACAATGCTGTGGGGGGTAAGGGGGGTTTGCTCTTAGTTTTAGTTTTCTTTAGAATAATATACCGTATAATATATAGTAAAGCATATTAATAATAATATATAATATAATAGTACTATAAAAGCTTGTCAGTAATCCCTCATACTTCAGTCAGTGAGGGGTCACGTAGTTACCCCGAACCTATTAATGTACTATTTATGGAGACTCCCGTAAGGAGTCTCCTTTTTATTTGTCTTTCTTATCCCCCCTATATTACAAAAATATATAAAAATATAGGATGACATGGCATCACTTAATTAACACTTACAAAGTTTCCCCCCACCCCCCTTCTAAATACACAACCCTCTCTATTATTAATTAACAATGTTGTATTTTAGCAGCACAATCACTACAAATAAGCCTGTTTTGTGGTATTTTAGCAGCACTTTGCCTACAATAACCTACTTGGTTAGTGAATGCTCACACACTGTGGTTACTAACTAACCAGTTACACACTGTTACACAAGGTTACACACACTATCAATTGTTACACCAACTAAGGAGTATCTGCCATGATCCACCTCATCCCAACTCCCTGCTCCCTCTACCACAACCAGGCTCACGACATCTGTGAATTCTTACTCCTCAACCATGAAGAGGCTAACAAACCTTAAACTCAAACACCATCCATCCCCAATCCCCTTCCTTGAAGGAAGGGGTATTTTAAAACCGAAAGGACTCGTATGACTAACCAGCTAGAACAAGCAAGGCTACGAAGGCTACGAGCGTCGGCTCTCCGCCTTCACGACAGAGCCATCATGCGTCCTGACCAGCAAGAGCTACTCGACAAGATACAGCGCCTTGTCCAACGCCACCAGGAAGGCACTGTCCATGAAGGTTCGTTGTACCGCCGCATCGTTGCCTTACATTTCTTACACTCCAAACGTTACCATCGTTGAAAGGACTATCATGTTCAAGGTATTTATTCCCGCTCTCAACCGTTGGATTGAGAATGTCCCTGTAACCGAAGCACTCGTCTATAAGGAAGAAGGCTACACCGTTGTTCGGCAATCTTAGCAGGCTCTTAGTCTTGTAATGTTGGATGTTGAAAGGGAATGAAGGCGCCCTCGACCAATGAGCCAACAGCGCAACATCCACATTAGGCAACACACTAGTCTCGTTTATTATGGAAGGTCGGTCATGCGCCACGCCCAACAACTGAATAGGAAGCAATACTACGGGCGTGGAATACTGTCCTATCTACGAGTTCTCTCTCTCTCGGATTGTGCTATAGAGTTTAGTGCATGGGTTGCTTCTTTCGTCAAGGGTCTTCGGTCAAGCGTCATCCATCGACACGTTCCCAAATGTTTCTGTAATAGCACAAACATGCATCAAACAACCAGGGCAACGCAGAAACAAGGAACGCATCGCTGGCTGCCACTCGCCCTCGATGCCAGCCAAAACAATTTTCTGCTCACCACTTATGGTCGATCATGTCCCTCACTCCGAACACCAGCATCTCGTCACCCGTAGATTCACTAACCAGAAAATTCTTTCGTCTGTCACTAAAGCCCTTGACTAAATTAGCACCACGGCGCACAATTCAAGAGTTAGGATGGGCTTCGCCCTCAAGTTGAAGGACGCTTCGCGTAGCTTTTCATTGCACGCCTCATGCCCTACCATGTCAGCGCACAATACCGTGCGAGATAGAAGGAGATTCAAATGTATCTAAAGCTTCTGATTATCAGCATCTTGTGGTTGACAGCCGATTGGTTGTCAGCTACACTCTCTTCAATACTTCTTGGAGTAAACTAACATGACCAAAAATAAAACAGCAGAAGCCATCATCCGCCTGGCACTTGACAACAACGTGCCTCTCGCTAAACTTGCTGGATTTGTTCAGCAACTCATTGATGTTGCATACATCAACCCCTCGTTTGAGGACGGACTATTCCGTGCCAAGAACATGGTTGAATCATTCAACATCATCTCTGATATGATAGAGTGAGTTCTTCAAGCCTGTTATGAGTTATCCCCTGACCATCGGGAATAGCAGGCTTGGGGTCGGTCATTCGTCCGACACATCAACTAAGGAGCACATCATGGGATTCCCATCTGCATCAAACACCGCCCCGCTTCACAAGCGTTACATCGGTAAATATCACTACTCTGCCTATTGGAACAAATGGGATAAGATACTTGGCTTTGATAAGTTCTATTGGGTTGTACAGGGTATTGAACCCACAGATCCAATTCGCAAACACTGCACTCCGCTTCATGCAAACAAGTTTGCAGACATACCTTTCAAGGTCAGGTCTGACACACCTGTGATATAGTATCCACCGGATAGGGTGTGAGGCAACTCGCACTCCTTCCGCTGTGTATTCGCACAGCATTTCACTTCTTACGTCTCGAAAGGACAAATCATGTTTAACTCCATCCGCAAAACCATCGCCTCTTCCATTTCAGCCCTTGGAAATGCAATCGCACCTTCTTCCATCAACATTCAAGTGCCAGTTGGTGCCAAGTCCCTTACCACTCCGAACATGCCCAAACATGTACAAGAGCAGCGTCCCAACGTCACACCCTACACCGGCAAGTTTCACGTCAGCCAGCTTCCGTCCTTGAATAGCAACTACTTGAGGAACGCGATAAGCCAGTTGGGGGCCTGGACTGCACTGAAGGACGCCTTTGCTGAATACGACAAGGTGTATGGCAAGAAGCGTGAATCACAGGTCAAGCTCAACACGCTGGTTGAAACCTTCCATGCGTGGAATGACGGTGCAACAGATGACCGCGAAATGCAGGAAGATGACATCATCACCACCATCAAGAAGCTGGTAACCCCCAAGCCGAAGAAATCCAACCAAGTAGCACTGGAAATCATCGCGGAAGTCAAAGGCATCAGCGTAGAGCAACTGAAGAAGCAGCGCTTAAATGCAGATGAGGCTATCAAAGCACGCCGTACGGAAATCTACAAGGGCTTCTGTGCCTTGGTACTCAACACTCCGAACGGCACCGAAATGGATCCATCACTTCCGAATGCCTACGTTGCCAGCAAAGCAATCCAAACTACCGATTGGATCGCTGGTCAGAACACCTGGTCAGACGATTACATCGCGGCGGAACTACTCCTCATCAAGTCGGATCTGAAGCTCATCGAAGCAGCAGCCCACGTTGAAAATCTCAAACAAGGTGCGGGCTATGCTGAAGAAGAAGTTGCACCTCGCACCTTCGGGGATACAGCGGAGCGTGAGGACAAGCAAGTTGCATTGAATCCTGTCCTCAATGCAGAAGATCACGCTGCCTTCCTTGAATGGCAAGCAGAGCAGCACAAAGCAGCTTAGTAGGTAACACAGAAGCCTGGGCTACGGCCTGGGCTTCTTCTGTTTTTCCACATCAATACTTCGGCGCGGAAGCGCCTCACATAGAAGGAAACACCAATGGACATCATCGGAGCATCATTCACCATCATTCTTCTCATCTTAATCCTAGTCTGGCCCTTCCTCGCGATCTACGTTGCACAACGAATAACCATACCCCGCAAGCGATCAAGCTTCCAGGCATACGACTACAACGACGCCTGCTCATGCCAAAACCATGGGCCTGGATCCACCAAGATCTACGCTCCAACCAGCGGGGAAGCCCCGTAGGGTCGGTCATAACAATTGCAACCTCGCAATGAACAAAAGCAAGGAAGAACATGAACTAAAAGCATGGTTAGAAAACTACCTAACTACCGACAAACAACCCACACATGAATGGCACAAACCATCCATCAACGATTTATCCCCCACACTCCCGTGGAAAAACCCATTTGCCTCTGAAAGGAAATAGCATGCCCATTAAACCTAAAACCATTTTTATTGCTAGTGTAGATATATACTTAGGAAAAGGAACTTCTTTAACAGAAGCCTACGAAAATCTTCGTGAAATTGCAGAAGATGCTCAATCTCCAGATGATTGTACTTTCTATCAAGCTACCATCATCCCCGTTAAAATGGAACTCATTCCTACCATTGTAAAGGACTAATCATGCTATACGATGCCAAAACCCACCAACCAGTCTTTATCCCAAAAGGGAAATGTCTGTCTGACCACATGAAAGCCTCTGTCATTGAAAAGTTGGAACCTCTTCCAACAAAGAATAACTACTTCTTTAGTATTGAAAAGCGTGCGAGGATGTCATCCAAGTGACAGCAACTTCAATGGTCTGGTAACCTGCAAAGGTCTTGTACCTGGTGTTAAGGGTGGCTTCAAAGAAGTCACTCGATATTGGGGCTATCGCCCTGAACTCGTTAATTGTAGTGACGAAGACACTGTAAGTAAATAACATGCTTCTCCTCAACATCTCCTCAATAATTATCTTAGCTATTACCTTCTATATTTCAGGGGTATTTACCCCTGTTATATGGAAAGTAATATAAAATGTACAAAAATAATCCCGACAATTTAACACCGCAACCCCCTCAAACCCTTGATATATAAGGTCGGTCACATGACATCAAAACCAATTAAATGTAAAAATTGCAACACAGAACACTACCACATCTTCCGGTGTCCTGGTTGTCTTTCAAAGACACAAGAAGATAAAATCAAACTCCCAACCGCAGTTTTCTCTCAAAGGATTGCAAAAGAACGGGAAAATAATCTCCGAATCCTGCGCCCTCATATCCAGAAATAGAAATGAAGAAACCCATTAAATACTATCGTCCAATGAATCCTACATATTTTGATGTAGGGAGATCCACTGTTGTTTTCACTTTATACACAGAAGAAGAAAAACAACAACGTATTCTAAACGGTTTGAAACCTATTGATGGCCGATATCAAATAACCACTACCCTCACCAAACGCAACCAGAAAACAGGTGAATTCTGGACATTGAATTCTCATTACATTCCTAAGGAACCACAATGACCAATTACACACGTGTTCCATCAGAAGATAAGGAAATAGAACTATGAGTTGGAAAGGACGCAACTATCCTGTTGTTGTTTCAAGCAAGCCTCAATCTAAAATGATTGAGCATTCCATCAACAAATATCCAGTTAGTCATTTTGTTCCTTATAATGAGAAAGGAAATTTCACTACAAAATATTGGAATAAACATGAATGTGAAACCTACATTGAACAATTAGCAAAACGAGGTTATGTTGTAGATGCTCCAATAAAAACTAAGTATGGTTTTTATGGAAAAATCCAGGCAATCCGTGATATCCCGGACACAGGAATTAATTTCACAGAACAACAACCCAATATGTTCATCATTCAGAAATACTTGGGAAATGCTGCACAACCAGCAGTAAATAATCTCCTATATGGAGAACACGAACTCGAACTCCTACCCGTAATTACACAAGAAGGAACACTACCTTGCTAGTTAAACACATCACGCCATCAGAATTCGACATCTTCTACAACCAAGGTTGGGATCATTGGGGAAGGTTTGTCATCAAAGACAACAAACTCATCCAAACAAAAGGAACGGAAGTTCCTAAAAACATCACAATCTTTTTAACCAAACGCTATTGCAAATAAGGAATTACTATGTCAATGATTACATGGAAAATCCATAAAATCAAAAAGAAATCTAAAGGTTCCCAAACTACCGGAAAATCCAAAGGACTTAATCCAACATCATTACAAAGATATATGTGCCGTGCCAATCGTTCTTGGAAACATCCTTTGTACTCCCTCATCATGGGTCACGGATTCTTCCTAAGAAAAAGAACATCAAAATGAAATATATAATGGCATCCGTAGGATGGCGATCTACTGATCCTTTTAATTTAATGGATAGTATCCCCATCACTCATCCAAATCAAATTGAACGCCATCATGTTCTTCTTCTACATGGTGGGGAAGACATTAGTCCTTCCATCTACGAACAAGAACCAAATGAATTCTGCTTTGCTCCTCGCAAACCCTCCCGTAGGGATACACTAGAAATTGCCTGTGTTGAGCAAGCAGTTAAAATGGGCCTACCTATTGTAGGTATTTGTAGGGGTGCTCAACTCATCTGTGCGTTGGATGGTGGTAGTCTATGCCAGCATATAGTCGGTCATAGTCAAAATGGTGGTCAACACCACCTCTATGATCCAGTTACAAAAGAAATCTTGTGCAAATCCAACACAGCCCATCATCAAATGATGATACCTAAACCAGGTAATGTTATCCTTGCTCAAACACAAGAAAAATTTCGAGGATTTGGTGAAAATGAAGAAGTAACTGAATATACCACTTGTCCAGAAATCGTATGGTTTCCTGAAATGCGTGCTATTGGCATTCAAGGCCATCCAGAATGGCTACCCAAATCCAAGTTCACTCAACTATGTGGTGAATTCATCACTAAATATTTATTGAAAGACTAACATGGAACAATATTCAGACAAAGAATTAGTTAGTCTGATCTTCCAAGTTGATGATGAATTCGCAGGTGAAACCCTCTTTCTATTGATACAAGAAGCTTGCAAAAGAAACTTAACCCTAACTTTTAAGGATAACAAAATTGTTTACAATCGGTGCTGATCCTGAATTCTTCTTGAAAAAAAATCACAAACATCTCTCTGCCATTGGTAAAATTGGTGGTAGCAAGATGTTCCCCAAACCCATGCCTAAGCGCGGTTTTGCCATGCAAGAGGATAATGTAAGTGTTGAATTCAACATTCCTCCTTGTGAAGATAAACACACCTTCATCAAGTCCATCCAATATGCCATCAATCACATCAAACATAAACAAGTGAAAGGCATGGACATCAGCAACGAGTCGGCTGTTGTCTTCGACGCCGACCAGTTGCTTGATCCCGCTGCTCTTGAATTTGGATGTGAACCTGACTTCAATGCTTGGACTAAACAAGAAAATCCCAGGCCGACCACAGACAATGTTCGTCTTCGAAGTGCTGGTGGGCATGTTCATGTAGGTACACAAGAGAACCCCATTGAAGTTATCCGAGCAATGGACTTGTTCTTAGGTGTTCCTTCCACTCAGATGGACAAGGGAACCCTTCGTCGTAAGCTATATGGTAAAGCAGGAGCCTTCCGTGAAAAGGCTTATGGCTGTGAATATCGTACTCTCAGTAACTTTTGGATATTCCATCCTACACTCATTAGTTGGGTATATGATCAAACCGAACGAGCCATTAATTTTGTAGAAGAGGGTAATGTTCTTGACGAAGAAACTGGTAACATGATTCAAGATTGTATCAACAACGATAACAGGAGAGCATATGAGTCTCTTTGCAAGACTTTCGGAATTGCCTGATGGACACGCAGACCAACGCAATGACTTTGACAAACGATTTACCTACACTTACCTAATCAATTACGAAAAGAAAGAAAAACCAGAAGTCCTCCTAAACAGAGGACTTGATGGATACTACGTTCACTTTCGTAGAAAAAGTGGGGAAGCTTATGTAGTAGATGGAAGAAAAGATTTTCCTATTGAACCTTTTATGCCTAAAACAGGCTACTACAATAGCAACCTAAATTTTTTCTACATCTACAAAACTCCTGCTCGACAATGGAAACGAAGTATATGCTCTAGTATCTACCGCATAAACACTGAACTAACAATTAACAAAGATAATTGGTATGAACTTATTGAAGGGATCCTCAACAAACAGTACGTGCATATGGATTACATTAATAATCCTCTCTTCTCTAAATATGCCATTACTCCGAATTTTGCGGTCAAACCCGACCTAAATCTCTATTACAAAGAACATGTAATAGCATCAATAGATTTTCAATCTAAGGAAATTAAATTGATGGAACAAGAATTGAAACAAGAACTTCTGGATTTCTTTAAACATCATGGAATTTATAAATGGAAATTAAATCTAACCCCGCAAGAATAAGCAAATTCTTCTCTCTTCCTCCCTTGAATCAAACACAGATTCAAGAACAATTGCAGATAGAAGATAAATACCACAACCCTACTCATCACATGGTGGGAAATCTATACATCTTTGGGGTTGAGGTTGAAGTTGAGAACTGCACGAAACATAAAATTATTTCCCATCAATATCCTTATTGGACAGTGACCACAGACCACAGCCTACGTAACCAAGGAATTGAATTCGTATCCCTCCCCATCCGAGCATCTCAAGTAGAGAATGCTCTCACCCAATTATTTAATAGTATTGGGACAGAAGTTGAATTCACTCCTCGTACTTCAACCCACGTACATATGAATGTACGTGATCTAACACTAGATCAAATCAGTTGTCTAGTAATTTTGTATACCGCCCTGGAAAATGTATTATTTAATTGGGTCGGTCATAATCGAGACGAATCCATCTTCTGCATTAAAATTACAGAAACAGATTATGTCAATAAATTCCTTCAATTAAATGACTACCCTAAAGAAACAATTAGGGAATGGAATAAATACACAGCCCTCAATCTTCTTCCCATTGAGTCTAAAGGTTCTGTAGAATTCCGCCACCTTGAAGGAACAAACAACAAAACCAGAATTCTCACTTGGATTAATATCCTATCCTGTCTCAAAACAGCATCAAAACAACACGGACTTTCCAACCTAATTCGAAGGGTAACAGATCTTAACACCTCTTCTGAATATGAAATGTTTGTTCATGACATCTTTGATAATTTAACGGATGAATTATGTCGAGGTATTCCAAATCTACAAAAAGTAATGGAAGAACCTATTAGTTATATCAAACTTGCTCTTGTCACTTTAAATAAAAATTCTAAATATAAATTTGTGACGCCTCCTCCAAGAAGAACCCTTAATCCAGAAATTAATTTCTGGGATACTCTACCACCAACCCCTACGCAAGAAGAGAGGGAACCAATACCCAATGTTCCTCCTACACCTAGAACAAACACACTCGGCCAACAAGCCGTGCCCACTTTTAATCCAGAAAGAGTAAATTTCGAAACTTATATGGAAATAGTTACACAAAGAAACACCAGAAGAGCACCAGTAACTAGGAACGGAGAATAATATGTGTGGTCTGGTAGGAATTATTGCTAAAAATCCTGTAGGATTGTTCGGAAAAGACGCAGATATGTTTGAACAACTTCTTTACACAAATGCTGTAAGAGGTTGGGATGCAACAGGAGTCTTTGGTGTTACTAAACAAGGTAATGTTGATATCAAAAAACAAGCAGTAACAGCAGCAGATTTCATCAGCACTACCCAATTCCAAACATTTAAACAAAACATCATACAAAAATATCATTTCGTATTAGGACACAATCGTAAAGCAACTCATGGAGACAAACGAGATCAAGATTCCCACCCCTTTTGGGATAAAAACAATAAAATTTGTCTCATCCATAACGGAATGATTTCTAATCACAAATCCTTCTGCAAGGACAGTACAGTAGATAGTGCCGCCATTGCAAATGCCTTAGCAAAAGCCGAAAACATTGAAGATGTTATTGAAAAAATTGAAGGTGCTTATGCGTTCATCTGGTATGACGTAGAAAAGAAACGCCTCAATTTTATTCGTAATAGCACCCGACCTCTCTTCATCAGTGAAACACAATCCTCTTTCATCATTAGTTCTGAAGAATCTTTGGCCTATTGGATTGCAAAAAGAAATAACACCGAAATCATAACTTCTGGTATCTTCGAGGAAAATATCCCTTATTACATAGATATGGATGATAAAATCCTATATAAAGAATCAGAAGCAATTGAACAAAAAAAAAGTGGCCCTCAACACCACCCTATCACTGTTACCTCGAATACTACGACCCATATTCCGAACTCTAAAGAAACTACATACGAGGTGACAGAATGCCCAGAAAATTTCTTTCTTTCTGATTCAAACTTCAATTCAATTAAAGATGTCACAGATGTAATTGAATTGAACACTAAATTACTTTGTGTTGTTTCCTCGTATGAAGAAGTAGCAAATGGTAGTAATTACAAAATTGAATTTGATATTGTTAATGTAGACAAACCATTCATTGAATGTGTCCATTATTGTCAACCACATCTATTCAATGCAATGAATCTTACTGGTATATATGAAGTTGTTGTACGTGGACTTACAAAATTCCAAGATAAGATTCGGATTTTTGTATCTAATCTGGAGGAAATTAAATCTTGGCAAATCACCAGTAATAATTTAATTGTAACAGAAGAAATGTATTTTGATGATAGGTTTCCAATTGAATGTGATGTATGTAACACCACAATTAAATGGAAAGAACTAACCAACTCAAATGTATGCATAGAAAATCATGCGGTGGCTTCTACTATTTGTCCTAAATGTTCAGGAGTAACTAATGTATAAAAGAATTATCCTGGTTCCATATAAGAAGGGAAGTAAATCTTGTAAAGCATTACAAGACGCACTACGTGCTGACAGATTGAAATGTTATCGCAAATCTTCCACAAGTAGGTTCAAAACTAAAATCTCAGACTTGGTTGTTTATTGGGGAGGACATAACAATATTGATGATTGGAATGGACAACAACTCAATCGTAATCGTATTAGGGCAAATAACAAACTATCTTGTCTTCGAGTACTAGCAGAAGTTGGGCTTTCCACTGTGCCTTGGACTACTGATTCCGATGTTGCTAAGACCTGGCCCCTCGTGGTGGCTAGGGCCACCCTGACGGGGCACAGCGGACAAGGTATTCATATGTGGACTCCATCCAATAGAGAGGAACCTGTTCCTATTGCCCCCCTTTACACCCAATACATAAAGAAAACCTATGAATGTCGAGTACATGTCTTCCAAGGACACGTCATTGACGCACAAATCAAACGTAAAGTCATTGATTACGAAGGAGAAAGAAACACAGCAATCCGAAATATTCACACTGGATGGGTCTATTGTCGAGAAGGCTTCATTCTCCCAGATACAGCAACTAACCTTAGCATTACAGCAGTCAATGCAGTTGGTCTAGACTTTGGCGCTGTTGATTTAATTTATAATCAACATCACAAACAATTCTATATCTTGGAAATTAACACTGCTCCTGGATTAGAAGGAACTACATTAACCAATTACAAGGAAGCCATCAAAAATGCTGCAACTTATTAATCCACTTATAACCCAAGCCTTAATCAGTAAAAATATTTGGTATTGGGGAAAAGCAGCCACTATTGATAAAAATAAGATTGAAATGTTAATGAATATAGGTACATGTAAAGATTATATTGTTGACAATCTATTTCAAACTCGTCGCACTACTAATCAAACCAAGTATAATATTACAGACAAAGAACGATATGAAAATTGTATCTATATCTTTTTTCCTAATGAACAAATTGCTACAAATGTTATAAACAACATCAATACTTTTCTCAATCCTTGGTTTGAAAAGAATGGGATTTCTCCCACTACTATTGAACAAGCATCTTGGACAAAAAATACATACGACAATCTCCTTTATGTTATAAAAGGAGATAATAAATGGACATTAAATAGTTTTGGTTGGTCTATCTATCTCTCTATTATTAGACTAATGGGAGTAAAACCAAATTTAACATCCATTCCACTAGAC